TCGATGGTATCTCCCTGGTCAGCCACAAACTCTACACTGGGAAGGTCCTCGAGGATCTGGTATAGGATCTCGACACAGGCGGGATCGTGGTAGGGGAAATGGATGTCAGAAAAGTGTACGGTGGTCAGCGTGCTCTGGTTCCCAATCGCAGGGGCCCTTTTCCTCTCGGGCATCTCAAACGCAATCGGGCTGGGCATAGAGGTGTACTGATACTTCAACCGCACTCTTATAGCGACATACCAGCACGGGACAATCACCGCCTCGTTGTCGAGCTTCATAGGAACGTCCCACTTCTTGACCTCGTGTTGCGTGGGGACTAGCTCCCACTTCTCTGGGTCCAGGCCAGACTTCTCAAATAGCATCTCAGGGTTCTTGATGCTACGGCTAGCCAGGACGTGTACCTTAGCCGACTCTTCGCCTACCTCTAGGTTGACGTGAACATTCTCGTCGGGCTCAAGGAGATTCGGAGATGATGTGTGAGGATTCTGACGGAACCTGGGAGGTATATCGCCACAGACTTCGGACCGTCGTTTTTTAATACCAGACGGCCCTCTTGCATTTGGGCCATACTTCGACCTAAACGCATGAATGATTTCAGCGTTACTTAATCCCTTCTCGACACAGTCTCGTAGAAACTGGTCCTCAAAAGGTTGCCACTTTTTCCCGTGTGTCATTACAGCTTAATGCACTACCCCTACTTCTTCCCTGGCCTGCGTGGGTATGGCATGGTTTTATTTTTTCCGCTCTTTGTGCGTCTCTTAGGCATGATGCTTCCTTTTTTTAACGTGAAACTGCTACCCAGAATGCTGGGCGTTTGGACCCCAATCTTGGGGTATCATCTATGTGCCAGTGGCCTGTCTCAATACCGAGACCAAGCCTTGGCCATCTTCCTTCCTTCCACATATGAAGGATCTGGTAGGTTAGCTCCAACTCTCGTTGTTCTAGGGGTAGGTCACTACCGTCTCCTGACTTGGGGAGTGCCGGCTCGATGTCTACAGCCCTCACTAACGTGTCGTCCATGTGCAAATGACTCGAGGTCTTTGGGTAGCCCTCGCCCTTAGCGATTCCTTTGCGTAGATCCTTTCTAGGTCCTCGGTGTTCCTGGCGTCATCGTTAATGGTCAGCGGGAACCCACACCGCTCTCTCAATCTGTCTAATTCGCGTAAAAAATCTCTGTCCATCAATTCTGGGCGATCAAACTCTGTGGGACCGAAGTATTGCAACCTGAAACCCCCTGGCCACTCGTACATTAGACGTGCTCCTTAGCTTTCATCACCTTTACGACCGATGCGACAGATTTTTCAACGGATCGGCCGCCCAGATACCCGCCCAATCCTAGCTGAATTAGCGTCCATAACGGGTCAGGGATTGCCATTCCAGTGAACTGACTGATGACTACCAAAGCCACAAAGGTCAGCATTGTGATGGGTCTCCAGCTTCGCGTAAGCCATGAGTTGGCCTGTGTCTCGGCCACTATGATGTCTCTTTGGCTCGCAGCAATCTGTTTTTCGTAATCTAGGGTCTGGGACATGAGCGAGGTCTGTAGCTGGAGTAGCACAGCCTTCGCCTCAAGCCTTTCGTCATCACTGGTATGTAGTTTGTCCACCAGCCCAGCGATTGGCTCTATAACCTTGCTAATGAAGCCTAACGGCCCGTTCAAGGACATCTCTCAGTAACCTCCAATGGGCTTAGGACCTCGCCCGTAGCAGTTAGTCTGACTAGGCATAGAATATTCTGCCTTTCTTCTCTAGCCTCTTCCAGGCCTTCGGTCAGGTATTGTATTGTCGAGTCGGCTCGGATGCTTCGTGCTTCTAAGGCCGAGACCTTAGCTGGTAGCCCGCTGTAGTCGCCCCAACCTAGTACTGCACCGACTCCAGCCATAAAAGCACCCGCGGTCATAGTGGCAACTAGTGTTAGCCCCTTGGCCGACGGGACCACAGCCTGCACTACGTCTGTGATGTTCATCGTGGAGGCCCCTGCAACGAATCCCGCTGTTGTTGCTGTCGTTCCCCAGCCAGACGCATTCCTATTACGTTCTGTATCCCCCCGCCCCTCATTGGGTTCCCCATAGTCGCCATCTCTTCATCAAGGAACTGGTTAAAACCTTCATCTGTGCCGAGGTCTATAATGGCGGTGTACCCACGTTCATCTCGCCTACTGTCATTGATCATCGCAGTTATAAATTGTGCCTGTGCCTCTTCGGTCATCGCTTGCAAGACCATGTCGGGAAGAGGCTCACCTGGCCACCGCTGTAGTATAAATTCACGGGCATCCGTGTATTGCGGCAATTCCATAGCAAGCTCCATACGCTCGTACAGTGCCTCGCCGACACGGATCTGCCGCTCCTCAAATTCCTTGGCAGACTCTTCTTTATCTCGATCTCGTCTCAGTGGGCTGATCTTGATGTCCAGGTCCCTGAACATCGCCCTAACTGGATCGTCCGTCAGATCTCTCGCTGTATTGAATGGATCGACCAGCGGCCATAGGCCTGTCTTACCTTCCGAGCCACCGCCCATCTTTATGGGCTGGCCAAGCGGGTCTATGCGTCGTGCAAGGCCCTCGCCTTTCTTCTCCCACCAGAACTTCCCGCCCTTGAGCATATTACGAAATTCGTCCGTAGCGGTTTCTACCTGATACGACTGTGGGTCAAAGGAACGCCGCAGTCTTCTTAGGATATTTAGCTGCATCATCTTGGGCGGTATCCTAGAAAGCCCCAGGACTCCTCTCTCTAAGCCTCTGTCCGATTTTGTTCGGTCAAACGTCTCTAGAACCCGCTGGAAATTGTCCATCACACTCATCTCACTGACTATGCGAGCCTGTGAGGCGAACATCTCCGCGAACAGCATACCAGTACCTAAGCCAAATTTCTTGATCTTGTTCGCTTCACCATATATTATTTCCTCACGAGTCGGATCATAAGCAGCGGCGATTTGTGCTCCCATTAGCAAGGCACCGCCCGCAGGGGAGATCCTCGTGGCGTCTACCCACTGCCCGTGGACTCGGAAGGAATTAGATGGTATCCCTGTGACTTGGCTTTGCCCATATGTACCAGGCTCGTAGGGCGGACTGATTATACCAGCCTCGTACAGCAGAATCCCTAGTCCAACGAATGAAAGCGTGCCAGCGGCTGTCGCACCCAAGCTCTCCGCCAGCTTGCGTTGCTTCAATAGCTCCTTTTTGCTTTTTCCTTTGTTCGTACCAGTGGCGATTCCTAAAGCCGTTTCCCAGGCGTGTTCGTCAAAGGCCTTTATAACCAAATTCAACGGGGTCATTTCGATTGTTCGTTCTAGCACGTTAGACGGGGTGAAGGGGAAAGGAGCTATTACCTCAGAAGCAATCCACCCTATAAAGCTGGCCCCACTACCCAGACCCCCCACCGAATCCTCGTAATCTCTTGTCGCCCGTCTCTTTAGTCCCCTCTTAATCCCAGTTGTAACCTCGGCAGTAGGGCCCTTGTTCCTAAACGCCATGAGGGCCGCAGCTTCTACCGCTTCTGCCATCATCTGAGGGCTCGTTTCCTTGGCCAGAATCTCGTCGGCCCTATCTAGTAGGGCTTGTCCTGTGAGGCCCTCGTTCAAGGCCATCACTCTGGCTTGCTCGTCTAGCGACATCCTGACGGCTATCTCTGAGAAATATTGGTCCATAGAGCCTAAGCCCCTGAAGACGGTTTGCATAACTATGTTCATCGCCCTGTCTACTTTTGCTGGTACATCAACCTTTAACGCCCTCTCGTATTGGAGCTTGGTTGACAGGGCGTTGGCTCCCCTTGAAAAGAGGTCCCACTCAACATTTCTGTGGCCCGCGTCCAAGCGTTGGAGCGTTTCCTCTATATTCCCTTCGCCTCTCCATATTGCCCAGAAGGCTTCTACCCCTTTTTTTGCACCTATCCTAGCGGCCTGTATTTGTCTCTGTGCACTACCCCAATGTTTGGTGCGAGGGGTGCCGCGACGAAACGCTACAAACCGATCTACGAGGTTGGCCGCAGGGTTGGCCAAGAGTTGCCTGAATGCCAGGTTCACTCCAGTGCCCACGACGTTTACACCATAAGTCGAGAGGGCGGACAACATCGCGGCTTTAGTCCACGCAACGAGTTGTTCTGATATGGGGGCTTCGTACATTTCTTGCATCAATTCTAGCAAGGCTTGCTTGTGCTTCGGGTTACTCGGATCGTCCTTGTGTGCCTTTGTTAGCTTGCGGATTTCTACCAGCACGCCGTCGGGCAGCTTGTCCACGCCAGCAACCTTGGTCGCTCGCTTTATCCACGTTGCCGCGTCCATTCTGTTTCGGGCTGCGATCTTCAGCGAGTTCATCATGCGTCCCACCTCTGAAGCAGCAGGCATATAGGTTCGGAACAGTGAGTCCTCGTCAGCCTCTAGCAGGTCGATCTCTTTGTATGTCGCTGCTCTTTCCGCTTCTGTAAGGTTGTCACCTCTCTTCGATATAAACTCATACAAATCAACTATGCGTTCAGAGGTCTCGTTCATTATATTCCTGGCTGCCAGCAACTCGACACCAGAGACCTTCCCCTCGGCCAGGAGTGAGGAGATGTCGTAAGCGGATAACCCCAGGCTTTCCGCAGCAGCAATCGTCTCTGCGTGCGTTACAACCAGCTTGGGGTCCATGTTGTGGCGTACTACGACGTTTCTGACTTCTTGCTCTATGCGTTTTTCAAGGCGTTCACCCCCGTCTCCTACAATCTTTTTAACATTTACAAACTCATTCGGGTCTATATCCTCTGCTGCCCTCGAGTCAACAGACTTGGCAGGGGGTGCTAGGAAGCGAGCGTTCATGTCGGCGTCAGCAGCAACCACGATCTCTTCTGCACCGTCTTCGTATAGGCCTTTTAGGCTATTGGCGATCTTGTTACCAAGCTCTACCGCCTCGGTCTCGCTGACCCCATTCGCTTCCAGCCACTCTACATACTTCTGGTCGCTCTGGGACCTCTTGTCTCTGTTTCTGACGATATAAGCAGCCCTGTCTATGTCGCTCTCAAACTTCAGAGAGGCAGACCGATATCTCGGGGCAGCCTTGCTCAGTGCTGGTGGTAGGGAGGGTGTTGTGCCCTTGGTCGGCGGCTCCACCTTCCTGCCTGTTTCTATTGTTACGTTTTCCGCTTCCATCTCTTTTTTAACTGCTGCTACAAACTCATCTGCCGCTGTGAGTCCTTCCTCGCCTTTTAGCTTGGAGCCCAGGCTCTCTACGGGCTTTCCTGGGACTCCTTTGAGCCTACCAGATGCAAACGTCACCCCCGCCGCAGCGGCACCCCATGTCAGCATTTTACTTCCTAAGTTCTCGGACTTCTCCTCACTAGTGGCGTCATGTATCGCAGCAGCACCCGCACCCGCCAGTCCACCGCCGATTGTCCTACTAGAATGAGCCTCAAAGTCTTTCTTTGCTCCCACGTTCACCCTGGTGTCGTCTAGCCCCAGGTCCCTCTGTCCGCCCTTTGCGTATTCTGCGGTAGCCTCGAGCATCTCACCGTAGTCGTCGTATACCTGGCCGTCACTGCGTTTGTATTTACCCGTTGACCTTGGGTTATACACCATTGTGACGATGTCGGGCTTACCAGCTTCTCCGTGCAAGCCTCTAAATTGAGAATATTGCTTGGGGTCCCAGCCTGCTGGGGCAAATTCATCATTAAAGGCTGTGCGTGCAAACGCCTCAAAGCCGCCCATCGCGTATAACTCAGGAAGGTCTGTATCATACGCGTCAAGCCTTCTGCCGCCCATCTCCACAGCGTGTGTCAACGCGTAGGCGGTCCAACCTCGTGTCCCTTCTGCCCCTGGTGCCTTGAACACGGACACGATGTCGTCGCCGTTTAAGGCATAGCCAGCTTTGCCATCATCCGTGAGAAAGAGCCGCATATTGTTGTATTCATGGGACTCGTACATATGTACAGACGATCCCGTGGGATGCTCTTTCATAGCACCCTCTATCATGTCGCGGAATACTTGACCGTCCTTTACCTCGTATAGGTCTGGCCTATCAATGAGGTTCCCCCACTCCTTTTCAACCCCCTTGGTCGCCCGCCATACTTGTGTACTACTGACGCGTCCTGCTGCCCCTTCCCCTAGTAATCTCTTAGGAGTGTCTCCCAGTCCTCCATCGAAATTTCTTTCCACCCCTTGCGACTCTCTTCGTCGTATAAGGGCGGCACGTCTGTGTGTGATTGTGGACTTGGTGAGGAAGCCGTCTCTGCCTCTGAGGCTCTTTTCATCGAGCCCTTCTCTGTACGGAGTTGCCCCTTTTCCAGCGAGTCCACGAAACGACTCTTCTCGGATTCGGGTAAGCTCATCAGGACTTCTAGGATCGTGAACTTCTCTGGCTGTGCCATCTAATGTCTCCTGTTTTATAGGGATGCTTTCTAAGTCGCCAAAAAGGTCTTTGGCGGCACTGGAAAATGTCCAGTCCTCTGTTACTGGCACCCCTAACTTAGCATATAATTCCTTCTCTGGGAACCACACAAGTGCTTGTAGCGTCGCAATCTCGTGTCGTCCATGTCCATCAGCTTCTAAACCTTCTTGGATCATCCTCATAATCTTTCTATTGCCCTCTCTCTCGCCCCCACTGCTAGGAGAGTCCCTTAACACCCCGTCTACATGGCCGATATGGGTCTGGGCTTTTTTGACGAACTCGGGCTTCGTAGGTCTATTGTCTTTATCTGACGCACGCCACTTTGCTTCCCACTCTTTGTGGATTTCGCGAGCTTTTGCCGTAATCCTTGCTACTTGCTCATCGGGGGTTAACTCTTTTCCGTCTGCATCTACCTTTGGATTAAAATCAATCTTTTCTTTACGCAAAGCTTTGAGGAGCGATTCTCGGCCCTTCGCTTTTGTACTCTCAGACGGGTCCGCCATAATGTTCCCAGTCAGTCGGCCTAGCCACCTGGTAAACCACCTGTCCATCGTGAGCGGATCTAAGTCTCCCCCCACGTTTGGGAAGAAGGCACCACCAACCTTGGGCCCGAATATGGCACTGGCCTTTACCTTCTGGTCCATTAACTCGCCTCCCACCTTGAAGCCAGCATCTTTTAATTCTCTGACGGTGACCTCGCTGTTCAAGAACCTATATGTACTGTCCTTGCCTCTGCGTTCTATCAAGTCGTTAACTATGGCGAAGTTTGAGTTCATTTTTCGGGCGTTATTTCCAGTACCTAGCTCTACTGAAAACACGCCGTTTTCTATATAGTAGTCCATCTGCTTGACAGCTTGGTCGAGGTTCTTCTTCACCGCCTGCCCGTCTGACATCAGGGCCACAGAAACTCGCAACCCTTCTACAATATCAGGGTCGGCCACCCCATCCTTGAGTACCTTATCGCCGTGCTTTCCGTGCAAATGCCTCATTGTTATAGAGTAGGCCTCGTCCAGGTCAGCTTGATACCACTCTATTGCGTTACCTTCCTTACTTAACGCACGCACAACTTCTTCTATCCCCATCTTCACAACTTTGTCTACATCCTCTTCGTTTGTAAACTTTAGAGTCCTACCATCGTGGGAGATATCTAGTGTCCTTCCCCCAAACAGCTTCTCCGCTCTCTCCTTTAACGCCCAGCCAACCTCTGATATTAAATGCTTTGATCCCTGTATTATCCGCCTGTTCGCTGCATCTAGCAGTGATTCGCTACCATCCATCAGGCCATGAATCATTGTGTCCTTGACAGGCTTTACTATTGCATCCTTAGCTGACGGCGGCTTTGTCGGCGGCACACCAGTAATTAGTGTGTTTGGGTCCACTATTTTAGCCCCTGTCGCGACATCCACTAGCTGCTTGCTGCCGTGTAGTATACCAGCGGTCAGTGTAGCCCCCTTCAACATATTACCAATACGCTCTTCTGTTGTTTCTGCTGGAGCCGCTACACCCAACGTAGCACCTGCTAGCGTGGGCCCTACCGCTCTGGTTATTGCTGGATGTTCACGGAAAAAAACCTCTTCCGCTGTATCATCTGGGCGAGCGTCATACGGCTTGTCGCCTCTTAGCATCCAGGCACGAGCATCCTCTATCCTTCTTTCGATGGGGCCCATTCTTTCTACGCTTTCTGGGTCATCGAGATAGTAATACTTTTCCTCGTTGGTGGGCGGCTGTTCCCTTTGCGGACGGCCCTTTAGCTTCTGCTCTCCGTCTACACCTCTCTCTACCGCCTCGTCTGCTGATTCTGTGATGTTAACGTCGGCCTTTCTAAATTCATCCCATGCTGCTGCTTCTTTAGCCTCGGCTGCCCTAATCTCCTCCCAGTGTTTTCCCCTACGTTCATCAAACGCTTCAACGCTCTCTCCACCTTCAACGTCTCTCTTGAGTCGCTGCTCTTTTAGTGTCTCGACCCTGTTTGAAAGTTCAACCATTCTTGCCTCGAGGTGCATCTCAACGTCGTCTGTTGACCTGACTATATCGCTAGGATCGAGTCCGCTAACACCAGCAGGGTCTCGTGCCGCCTGCAAGACACTCTCCGACATCCACCTTGCGGACTTTAAGGCCTTCCCAGCAGTCCTGAGCGTCAAGTCTGCGGCAAATCCAAATGTTCCCTCCCATAGGAGCTTTTGCTTGGGGTCTGCCATCGCTTCTGAGGCGGCTTTGTTCACTACTTCTAGTGCTCTTTGTCCTCTATCTCCAGAGAACAATCCCCATGCTTTGTCTGGGTCTTCCTTAAACGATTCTCTGAACTCTTCGCTGGTGAACATCTCTGCTGCATAGGCTATAGCATCTTCGTCTTCTTGCGTTGTGATGAAGTCTACAGGAAGGAACGCCAGCACGTCTTGTACTGGCCGTGACATCGCTACATATTTTAGCGGCCTGGGAGCCCTGCCAGCTACGCTGGTTATCGCCGCTGCTACTTTTGGTGATCTTTTTGCAAGGGATGCTGCCACATTTCCATACACCTTCCTGGCCGCCTGCCCACCCCCATAATATTTCAGCCCCTCGCCCCCGAAGGCTCCGACGAGATTCCCTAATTGAAGCCAGTTCTCAGAAGACATGACGCCTTGATTGGTGGCCATGTCCGCCAGTATTTGACCTTCCTCGTCGTATATCTCCTTAAATGTTGCTTCCCGCGATCTAGCTCGGAAGTCATAAAGCTTTTGGCCCCCTTGCATTAATTTTACCCCAATGTCCTCCAGGGGGGTATCGGGCAGTGCTAGGTTTATAGCCCCCTTACCCACGGCTCTCAAGGTTCCCCCTGTAAAAGCCACTCCCGTTTCCGCTGCCGCCCGTGCCGCCAGTCGGAGAGCATTCCTCTTGTCGTGCCCTGGAACGAGTCGGCCCTGGTACCACTCGGGCAGAAACTCTCCCGATTCGGATAGCCGCTCTCTGTGCTCCGTAGCCTTCCCAACCTCCTCGGCACGAGCCAGTGCCACCCATTCTGCTCGCGATCTTTCTGGTGCCTCCCATGCTACAGACGAATCTATCGGAGGACCTATAAATGATGGGGGGCTCGGTTTCTCAGTGGCACCGATAACTGGCGGGCCTATGAACGACCGCGACCTTGCCTCTACTTCGGGGGGCTCATAAGAAGGCCTCTCGACAGCAGTAGTCGATGGTTGTGCCAGTAGGTTTTGTGGGTCTGGTAGCTCCCTTGACTCCCTTGAGTAGTAGCCAGCGGCCCGCAGCCTCAGTATATCTTTCGGGGTCCTTGCCATTACTATCTTTCCCCAAGGTTGGCTTCTCTTAGCCAGTCCATCACTTGCTCTAAGTCCATATTCACAATCTCTGATGGTCCTTGCTCCATAGCCATCAGACTCAACGCATCTCGCCGTAACTCAGCTTCAGCCGCCTCGTCCGCTTCTGCGTTTGGGTTAAACGCTGCTGTAAGAGTATCTACTTCCTGGGGATCGGGCTGTGCACCTGCTGTGTCTGTTGAGAGTAGCACGGGGCCCACTTCCCCTTCTCTTTGTTCCGTTGCCGTACCGCTTACACCGTCGTCATTTGACCTGAACTCCGCGGAGTCAGTAGGTTCTGGAGTTAGTACAGAGTCAGTAGGTCCTTTATCCAAATTTACCAGGTCCTCATACTTGCCACCCTGAGCCTCAAATCGTCTAGTTATCTGTCTTGCCATTTCTTGTTCAAATGGGCTTAAATTTGCCATCCCGACCTCAGATATCCACTGTTTTGCCGCTTCCTCTTCGCTTTCCAGAGCCCCGCTGATTACATCAGGATGATTATCTGACCTATATGTTCGCCCGTTTACAACGATATATCCGCGGTCTAGCTCTTTTTTAGCCCGCTCGCTTAAAGACCCCGCGGGGAACGGTGCACCACCTGGACCGTGGCCCTCCCCGCTATACCATTGTGATAGGTTTTTGGCTTCAGCGGTCTCCATATCTAATTTTTGTTGGTGTGCTTGGCCCTCTATGCTGTCAACCCAATCTCCCCAGTCACCTGGGTTTTCTCCATTCCTTATTTTTTGGACTCCTTCGGAGAAGGACATCCCTTCGGGTAACACATATCCTTTTTCCATCATGGCCCTGAGTTTGTCACCCGTAATCGCGGTAGCCTGTGTTAAATTGAATGCTGTGGTCTCCTTATGCCGTAGGGCTGCCGCTTCCATTTGTCTGGCGTCTTGGTCTATGCGTCGCTCTGCCTGGTCTAGCTGTACCATGTTTAAGGCGTTTGATGTCGCTCTTTGTTGTCGGTCGTCTCTCATCATGGCAACCTTGAGCAGTGCTTCTCCTATCTGGGCCCCAGCCTGACCCACCCCTGTCAGTACGTCTCTTGTCCTGGCCATTAACCTGTCCTCCCGTATGATGACGCACTGTAAGGTGTGTAGGTACTGCCGTAGTTGCGTCTCCGCTCATCGGCCCTGGCTAGCTCACCACCAAAGACCCTGGCGGCTGCGTCGCTCCCGCGTGGCTGGTCACTAGCGAGCGAGCCTAATGCCTGTAGTCCACCCGATGCCAGTTGGATTTTCATATACGCGTCCGTAAGGCTGTCGCCTTGTTCCATTGACTTCCTTAGCATTTCCAAGATTTCTGGGTCCAGCCCGCTAGTTGGCACTTGGTCTGCCACCCCGAGTGGTACTGTCGGTACATCCCTTGGAGTAGGGACCATTGGCCGTATCGTTTTTCCCGTTGCTCGGTAATGCGATGCACCGCCTATACCCGTAGTAGGTGGTGGGCCTCCTACGTTCATTGGAGTACCGCCTGGACCTCCTACATTCATTGCCCCCCCGAAGTGGTCCACCGCGGGTGAGCCTTCAAGGATGTCTGCTGCCCCGAGGTTCATGTTCCCGCTACTTGCCATTGTTCCAGAATGGAGTCCTGCGGTTTCCGCAGCGGCTGTTCCGCCGCCCGCAAACGCCCCTTCCAGGTTTCGGATTCCTGGTACTTGTTGGCCGATTTTGCCCGCAGTGTAGCCCGTGATAGCGTCTTTTCCGAGCCTAGCGAAATCTTCTCTTGTTATACCATCGGCTAAAATGGAGTCTCGGGGTTCTTGACCATAGATGTCGCCGTCTCTGTCGAGGTCTATGCCCCTAAACGAGCCGCCTAGAGCCCTGCCAGCGGCAGCACCCATCGGCCCGCCCATAGCGAACCCTGCCGCTGTGCCTATGTTTTTGGGGTCAAGTATAAACTCCCCTACGTCTGCTGCCTTTGACCAGAATCCCATGTTGTCGCCTCTTCAGTTGTTAAACGGCTTCCTCTCACTGCTTATTGTCTGTATCACTATCTTTATAGGTCGGGTTTGTCAGGGTCCACTGGGTTGCCCGCGGCGTCCACCTTGGCCTTCGCTGCTGCTGCCCTGTCCGCCCTTGCTTTCCTTTCTGCGGCCTTGTCCGCCTCCGTCCTTCCAAAGGCATCATAGGTTGGCTCTTCGTTGGACCCTGGACCCGATGGGGTCTTATCATCGTGCTTATCTAGCCATTCTTCTAAAACATTCGCATCGACCTGTCCTGTTCCGAGAGCTTGTAGGGTCATCTTGAGCCTGTCAGCGTCTGACGCTATAGCGAACTCTCTCTCACGCATTTGCAGGTCTTCCTCAGTAGCCCACTTCTTCACATCCATTTCCTCTCTGGCCAGCTTGCGATTCTCTGCTTGTATGTTCTTCTCTAGCGTGTTAGCCGCTGTTCTCCAAGCGGTTTCCTTGTCCAGCCCATCTTGGGCTATCCTGTTTGCTTCTTCTTGGACTCCTTCTGTGCTTAACCGCTGTTCCTTCAACTCCTCAAATCGTGCTTCTCTTTCAGCCGTTCTCTCTCTAAGCTCCCCGCCAGCAAACTCTAACTGTAGTTCCTGAAGGTCTGACTGAAGAGTCCGTTCTGCGGCTGCTATTTCCTTGTTAGCCTCCAACTCAGCGTAACGGTATGCTTCGTCATCGGTCAACGAAGTCTCTTGTAGCTCCAGTGCCTTCGTCTGTAGCTCTTCCGTCAACGCCCTGTCAGCCTCACGCCAAGCGGCCTCATTGGCCATACCGTCTTCTTGTAGCGTCAAGGCCCTCTCCTCGAGAATCCTGTTCATTGCGTTCATCTCGCGGTCATAGCCTTGTGCGTCGTTTTGCAGTGCCATATTGCTCAATCTCTCGGCATTACGGTCTGCGTATTCAGCCTTCCTGGTCTCTACTTGCTCGCGATATTGTTTATGGTCCATATCTATTCTTTGGGCCATCTCTTGCTGCCTAAACTCGTGATCTTGCTGGTACTGCTCTTGTTCGGCTCGCAACCTGGCGTCGTCCATATTGAACGCCCTGTCTGCGTTACGGGCCTCTTGCTCCAACTGATCCACTCTCAGGTCGCGATCCGCTTCAAACTGTGCTTCGGCCAGGTCTAGTGTGCGACCAGACTCTATCGCGTCTTGTTGTACCTGCTGCACCCTCAAATCAAAGTCTTGCTGTGTAACCCCAAGGTCTTGCAGTCTCTGTTGACGTGTTTCTGTCATCGACACGTCAAACATTTCTTTCTGCTGCTCCTGTTCGGACCTAAATTGCTCTTGCTGTATTTCCAACCTTGCCTGTTCTCTCGCGTTCTCGAGGTCCATGCCCTTCTCTTGCAAGTCTAAGGCTCTTTCTTGGATGAGGGTGTTTGTCTGATATTCTCTGTCCGACTCGTACTGACCCTGTCCAAACTCTGAGCGGAACCTAGCATCGTTAACCCGATCTCCACCTAGAGAGCGTTCAAACTCGCCAGAGCGGAATGCTGTATCTGCCGCTGCGGCTCTGTCCTGAGCAAATGTATTAGCGGCCTGTATGTTAAGCTCGTTTAGTCTTTCCGCACGTTGCCTTTCTAGGTCGCCATATAGCCCCCTGCGAAGCTCGCCCTCTACACTGCTCCCTACCATGCCCCTCTGCGACATAAACTCGTCCATCTCGTTAGTGGCAAACTGTCTCCTGTTAGCAAGGTCCGCATCTATCTGACCTGTAATATCTTGAATAAGGCTGGAGTCATACCTGCTGGGAGTTGTTAACCCCTCTGTCGCAAAATCTTTTATAGCAGCAGACGAGTCTTCAGCCCTGAATGCGTCGTCGGGTGTTTCGTACTTTGGACGAGGTGCTGCACCAGCAGCAAAGTCGTCATCCAGCATATCCCTAGCTTTAGGGGGCCGAATAGTCGGTGTAGAAGTATCAATAGCCATAATTATGTACCCAGATTTGCAAATACCATGTGATCAGCCCCTGTGACTCCATCAAATTTTGTGTAGGTTGACCCGTCTCCCTCTAGGAATACGGGTATCAGCCATAAGAAGTATTGGTTCGTTCCATTCCTAGCTATCGTTACGTCTTGCTGTCTATTCGACCGACAGTCCACTCTCGCAGTGCTGACGTAATTGCTAGTACTATATGTTGCTCCGCCCTTACTTGTAGCGGTACTCTGAACGTGTGCCTGTACAAACAGGGTAGCCCTAGACGCCTTGAACCTAATCTTGGCATCCGTCCCACTCCCAGTATCTAGATGACCAGTTAGCTGCACTCTCTGCTGGTTGTCTTCAATCGACAAAAGACTCCGCAACAGCCCGTCTAGCTCTGGTGGCAATCCAAGCGGTATTCCATAAGGTCCAGACATTACCAGGACTCTCTTTGCATGACCGCTGCCAACTCGACTGCTCCAATTTTTACTGCGTCAGACGATGTCATCTCTATTGGGAGCGACACGCCCTTTCCATTCACCCTAGCTTTTTTCGTAGTTGGCTTGGTGGCGATGCCATATGACAGCGTGTGCGACGTTTTGTCCGTGCCGTCAGCCTTGACCTTTACCACTATCTCGCTGGTAGCTCTCTGCTGAGAGGACACTCTCACGACTCTAGCTTTCTTGTCTCTCAGTGGTTGCTGGAACAAGAACGGCCTGGTAACAAGCTTGAAGTTGATGGTAGCCCCACCTGTTCCGCCAGCAGCCGCATTATCGGTATTCCCTGTTTCCATTTGTCGCACGAAACCATCATAGCCACAGCTTATAGGAGTCGCCACGAGTGCCGCACCGCTTAGGTCAGCAACAAATAAGGTCCCTGGATTACCAGTTTGTGCTGCTGCAAAAGCCAGCCATCCCTCAGTTTCAATTTTCATATACTGCCCACCAGTTGGCGTAGTCTCCAGGTATCCAAAGAGCGTATCACCTAAGTCTCGGTCTCCAGATGTACTGTGGCCCAGGTAACCATCCGTATCTATAAATATCGTGTCATCGTCTGTCGCTATATACTGATGTAGCATTAAGGCTGGTGGCCTTTCGGCTGACGGCGGACGATATCCTATCATGTAGTCGTTCTGGCTGCTCGCTACTGGGACAGCACAGATGTATTCGTGCTTCTGGGGCCAGTACATAGCCGTTGGAATACCTGGTGAGCCATTGAGGGCCGACCAGTTGATCCCGTCCATAAAGTTCTGTACAGGCCGTGTCACGAGCGTAATCTCGCCCCCTATCTGGTAGTGCTCTACGCCCCTCTTGCTCAACCAACACACGCCCTGATTGCCTACCGCCCTTATCGTCCTATGGGCCACACAGCCAACAGACCGAGATATACCTCTCGCTCCAGCTTCTACTTCTAAGGTATTAAAGCCATATCCCTCGATGTAGCCCGTGCTTTCTCTCTTGAATATTAGTAGCACGGAGCCCAACTGGAACAAGCCAGTCATCTCCGCATCGCCGTCATGGGTCTGGGCCTTGACGGTCAGCCCATCTGGCGTAGCCCATGTGTCAATATCTCCGACCTTGGACGCAACTACGTCTATGCCGCTATGTCCAGTGGCCCACAGCCTGTTACCAAATACGGCTAAGTATTTGACGTTGTTCGGTATGTTGGAGATTACGGCCCATGCAGTGCCATTCCATTGGTAGGAGCTTGTGCCTCCATTGGCACAACACAGCACATTATTGGCACCCTCTCGCATGATCACTAATGACCAGTGCGACTCTGTTAGGCTGGTAGCACGTTGAGTCCAGGTTGCTCCGCCATTTTCTGAGGTGAGCATCTTGTCCCCAGCAAACACCACAAGCTGTTGCGTCCCATCTGCCTTGTGATATTCAATGGCACCAAATATCTCAGACCCACTATCAAGAGCACTGCCATGTAGCTTCTCCGAGCCACCCCTGCGTTCTACGGTTTGACCGTCGAAAGAAACCCTGCCATTAAGCAATAGCTCGCACTCGTCAGGAAGATACTCTGACGGTGCAGCAGTATCGTTCATTCCGCGTGCGAATGTAACTTGAGCTTCTTGTGCAATTACAGCCATTATTCGTTCTCTTCAGGTTCCTCTTTCTTTTTTACCGCCAACATTTCGCCCATATCAAATATGGTGTTTGCAGTCAATTCTATAGACGTATTACCATTCGGCGTCCACCCGTAGGAGTCTTCTCTTTCGTAAAGAGTTAGCGGCTTGTCGAAGTATATTTCTGCTTCCATAAGCTCGTTAAACTCAATCACATACTCAGTCCAGCCTTCCATGTCATCGCTGACTCGTGTTGCTACCTCCTCACCTTCGGCGGGAGTCCCGTGATGCTCTACCAGGTTCTTGTTAAGATCGTTTACGTCATCAATTCGTGCTTGTATCTGTCTTTGCACCTCTACGATGTTCAGGGCAACGTGCATAGGAATCCTGGTGCCGCCACACTCTCTGAGTGCAACCTGTAGGGCACCTAGTTCCTTATTCATTATCGCAATTCTTCCATTACTTGGCATTACATACTCCTTTGACGGATGTCTCCGCACGGGTCAAAGTGGTTAATTGT